GTGTAAATTAAAAGAGTTTAGTCCTACAAGCAGAGATCACATTGCTTTTGCTTTTGAAACCTTTAGGGGCTGGGAACCAACAGAAAGAACAGCATCAGGTAGAGCCAAGATTGACGACACGGTCCTCCGTGAAGTCGGTACAGAAGAAGCTCTTAAGTTTGCTCGTATCCTCGAACTTCAGAAACACCTAGGCCAATTGTCAGACGGCAAGAATGCTTGGCTGAAGAAAGAGAGGAAAGGTAAGATTCATCATTCATGCTTCCTTAACACAAATACGGGTAGAAATTGTCATGTTGGGCCAAATTTGGCGCAGACCCCGTCTGCCCATGATTATCGTGAATTGTTTTACCCAGGCAAAGATCGAGTACAGGTCGGGTGTGATGCTTCTGGCCTCGAACTTCGCTGCTTAGGGCACATATTAGCACCCTTTGATGGGGGCAAATTTGCCAAAGAAGTTGTTGAAGGTGACATCCACACCGCACTAGCAAAGATCTACAACACCTCTAGATCTGCTGGGAAGTCGACAACGTATTGCCTAATTTACGGTGGCGGGGATATGAAGTTAGGCCTGACATCTGGGGCACCTAAAAGCAAAGCAATTGCTAAAGGTAAAGAGATCCGTAAACGTATTATGGATGACCTTGATGGGTTTGCAGAGCTAAACAAAGCAATCCAAAGTAGAGCCGAAACTGATGTACTTAAAGGTCTTGATGGTCGTCCTATACGGCTTCAAGGTAAACGTCATGCGGCTCTAAATTACTGCCTCCAATCCATGGGCGCGGTTTTGTGCAAGGCCTGGCTAATACGAATAAACGAAATGCTCCAGGAAGCTGGCATCGATTACACCCCTTTAGGTTTTATCCATGACGAGGTTCAGCTATCCGTTGCACCTAGCCAAGCACAGCAAGCCGGAGAAATAACAACTATGGCAATGAAAGACGTTGAACACGCAATTAAATTTAGATGTGCTCTCGACTCTGAGTACAAAGTCGGAGCTACTTGGGCAGACTGTCACTAAACAATGTCAAATATGCAAAGAGAACAAACCTCTTATTGGATTCCCTGATCAACCTCGTAACAAAGACAATCTGGATTCCCGCTGTAAAACCTGTATCCGTGGGCATGCAGCATTAAGGAGACAGTTAAAAAAGCAGAATCCTCCACCTCCACCCGGTCCCTGTCCTATTTGTCAGCTTCACACTGATCAATGGGTACTAGATCATTGTCATGATACGGATTCTTTTAGGGGATACATTTGTTCCTCCTGCAATTTAGGTATAGGTTGCTTGCATGATTCTCCAGTGATGGTGAAGCGAGCTCTTAATTACCTTCTCAATTCCACTCAGCCAACTAATGCAAACTAAACTTTTAATTGATGCAGACTTTTTCTGGTATCGAGCAGCCTCAGCCGCAGAAGATGAGCATGAATACAATCCTGATCTGACTGTCATTGTTGGTGACTTTAAACGGGGCAAGCAGATCGTTAAACAAGAGCTAAACAAGCTCACAACAAGGTTTGACTCAAATGATCTGATCCTTTATTTCACTGATACTAAAAACTTCAGGAAAGAGATTGATCCTAACTACAAAGGAAACAGAACAAAAAGAAAGCCTTGTGGTTATCTCAAGCTTAAAAACTGGGGGATGGAAACTTATCCATCACAAGTTGTCCCAAACTTAGAAGCTGATGATGCTTTAGGTATTGCTGCCACGTCTGGTGAGTTTACAAACTTTGTTCTCATCTCTCCTGATAAGGATCTACAGCAAATCCCCTGCCGTCTTTACAACCTTAAAGAAGAGTGGACCGTTGATCCAGCAGATGCTGAACGCAAACTTTATGAGCAAGCTTTGACCGGAGATTCCACTGACGGCTACAGCGGATGTGTTGGTTGTGGCCCAAAGCGTGCCGGGATCATCCTGGATAAAGCAAAAGGTGATTACTGGACTGCAGTAGTTAAGGCTTTTAAAGATGCAGGTCACACCTATGACGACGCCCTCCGCAATCTCCGCCTAGCCCGGATCCTCCAGACGGAAGACTGGGACGCCAAAACGCAAACGCCAATCCTCATTACACCAAATGTCGAAGCACTCTCCTGATCATTATCAACTGGGAACGATTGAGGTCTGGGACTTCATTGTTGACCAAGACATGGACTATCTACTTGGCAACGTAGTGAAGTACGTCTGCCGTGCTGGTGCCAAGCCAGGAGAGTCCAGAGAAGACGACCTTCTAAAAGCCATCGCATACCTAAACCGAGCACTAACAGATGTACGAACACCAGAAAGAAGCAATTACTTTTCGGAAGCTGATGGGGCAGCCGATTCAGCACTTCGGTCCCAGTACCTTACAGATGCAACAGCGTCTGATATCTGAGGAATACGAGGAGTTTCTTGAAGCCCATTGTGAGGCTTGTGAATATATTCAGAACCAACGATCACGCGAGGAATGTCTAAAAGAATTAGCAGACCTTGTGTATGTGGCTTACCAATATGCCGCTACCGCAGGCTGGGATTTGGATGAAGCCTTGAGCCGTGTGCATCAGTCCAACCTGTCCAAACTCGATAAAGATCTGAAACCGATTAAGCGAGAAGACGGCAAGGTCCTCAAATCAAACAGATACAAACCACCCATTCTCACTGACCTAGTAAATGACTGATCGTTTTATTGCCCGCACCGGTCGAGTTCAATCGTGGCTCGACAATCCAGAAAAGAAATTACCCGTAAGTTGTACTGTATTTTGTGTAGATGACACTTTCGACCAAACTGGCGACGGACTCGACGCATCTTTCCGCTTTGTGTCACATGCACTTCGGAATGCAGCCGGAGTCGCTGTTCACCTTTCTAAATTACGTCCCGCAGGAACTACAAATTCAGCGGGCCTTGTGGCTAGCGGCCCTGTATCATTCGCCCGAATCTACAGCGTACTTAACGAGGTTATTCGACGAGGTGGTTTATACAAAGGGGGCGCATGTTGCCTGCACCTCGACGCAAATCATGCCGACCTCGAACAGTTTGTAGATGCAACCCGTCGAGATCTTCCTTGGGTCAAGAAGTGCATTGATGTAACCCGCGAGTGGTGGGATGAACTTACAGAACCCCTTCAAAAGAAGATACTTAAAGCCATCCAGGCTGGTGATATCTGGTTTAACAAAGTGGCATACGACAAACAAGGTAACCGTATTTTTGGAAACGTCTGCCTCGAGATACGACTTGCTCACCGGGGCAGTTGTCTCCTTCAACATGTGCAACTTGGGGCCTGTAATGTTGAAGATCTATACCCAGCTTTTACCGAAGGTATGCGACAACTGGTCTCTCTACATGGGCGAACAGGGGTTGGCGATACGGGTGAGTACCTCCCCTCCTGGAAGGATCGACAGGTTGGTCTCGGTGTTCTTGGACTGGCTAACTTCCTTCGTATTCATGGAGTCTCCTATGCAGCATTCGGTGAAGCACTTAAGCTCGTCAATGACGGACAAGATATTGAGCACACTCCTGCAATTATCGTGGCCCGAGAATGGGTACGAGCCGTTGGTGGAGCAGCCAACATTGCAAGAGAAGCCAAGATGGATAGGGCATTTACAATTGCACCTACAGCTAGCTGCTCATACCGTTATAAAGATCTGGAAGGATATACAACAGCTCCTGAGATTGCTCCTCCTATTAGTAGGCATGTCGACAGAGATTCTGGCACGTTTGGTGTGGCATCTTTCGACTATGGTCCGTGCGAAATCGCTTCGGAAGTAGGTTGGGATACATATAAGTTAGCGGCAGACGAGATCTGCCGGACGTTTACAGATACTGGCCTGTTCCATGGCTATAGTTTTAACACTTGGTCGGACGTAATTACATACGACAACGACTTCATTAACGATTGGTTTGAGTCTCCCCAAACCTCTATCTACTATTCTCTGCAAGTAAATCCAGACACACTCCGCAAGGATGATGCTGCGTCATTGCTAGAGGGAGACGATTACGCAGATCTCTTTGGCTTTGATGCTGAAGATGATCCTCTTCTTTGTTCATCTTGTGCTGAGTAAATGTCTACCTATTTGAAAGTAATGTCCAGGAAAAGAACCTGGACCCCTGTCGCTGTTGATAAAGGCGAATTTAAAGCTGGCTCTGAGGATGCAATTTTTAGGGCACTGTCTCTTCGCACCCTCGAATTGCCTGTAAAAGAGATGCTCTCCCAAGGTTTAGAGCGAGATCTACCTGATGATCCTGGTGTTATCCCTGCCCTGCAATCAAACATGGCCGATGAGGACAAGCATGACAAAGCCCTTGGCTACGTGGTTGCTGCTCATGGCACTAACGAACGGTATGAACGGGAGGCCGTCAACATCAGGGAGGCCTGGTTACGTGACCCTTCCCACCCGATCCTTAAGACAGCAATCTTAGAAAGATCCGTATTTTTTGTATTACTTCCGCTGTTTAGATTTTGCGGAGATATGGGATTACGCAGCGTGGCAGCCGACATCTCAAGGGACGAACAGACCCACGTACTTCTCCACGCTATGTGTGCAAAAGACCTGGGAGAAGTATCAACCCCAGCCCTTAATCGTCTCCGTAAGGCCACTGTGTCTTGGGTGATGGACGGCCTATCAACCAATGAGGACAAGTACCTTGACAAAGACTTCTGGCTCAAACAAAGCGACAGTCTCTACGCCTCTGGCAAGGCTTCAGGACTTGCTGAAACGCAAAGGGCAAGGATGCCCAGCTTTTTTGAGACTTCAAACGTAAACCTACCTAAGTATGGATAATATCCTTCCCGGTAATTCATCAAACCTCCAGGCTCTGGTCGACGAGTTGGAGCAAATGTATCCACCAATCAACCCCACACCTAGAGACGAAGACAGAACGATTATGTATCGAGCTGGTCAACGTTCAGTTGTGGAATACATCTTATCAAAACTATAATGTGTTCTCCTAAAGTTCCCACGCCTAAAAAGATAAACCCGTATGAAGGGTTGGCATCAGACATTGATACCAAACGGGCAATGGATGCCTTAGGTATTGATAAAATTAAAAAAGATGGACATAAGAGAAAGGTAGATCAATTTTTGCTAAATGAAAGGTGGGATAAAGAATTTAACAGAAAGTCATTTATTAGGGCATATAGAACAGGTATAAATAGTGGCGAAATAGAAGGGGGGGATAGGACTGCATGGGCACTTAACCAAACTCTAGGTGAAGAAGAAAGTTTTTTAAGCACGCAATATTCAAAAGATCAGGCCAAGAAGTTAAGAAAACAATATAAAAAAGACCAGAGAAAAGGAAGAAAGGCTACAGCGGAGCAGAACAAGAGGATGGAGGAATTAATGAATCAACCGGTATATATGCCTCAACAGGGGGCACCACCAATGGTTCAGAAACCTCAGCAAAAGTTCAATCCTATTCTGCCTGCCCCTGTCGCCCCTAATCCTATGCAGATTGGGCCTCCACCCGCTCCAGAGTTAGCCACCACTGGAAATCGAATGGCAATCGTAAGGACTGCTAGATCCACTCAAGCCCGCTCACGCAGAGCAACTCGAGGAACATCCAAACTTACTAACTACTAATGGAAGCAAATGCCCAGGCCCGCTATGAGGCCATGAGGTCGGATCGGGAACAATTCTTAGATGTAGCTCGTACATGTGCGAAGTTGACTCTCCCATACCTTCTTACAGATGAAGGACATGCGAATGGTGAGCGCTTACCCACTCCCTGGCAATCGCAAGGTGCATCCGGTACAAATGTACTGGCGGCGAAGCTAATGCTTAGTTTGTTTCCTCTAAATACCTCATTTTTTAAACTTCAAATAAACGACTTAGAGCTAAAAAAGATCCCTGACACAACGCCTGAGATGCGCAGCCAGATCGACTTAGCTTTATCTAAAATGGAACGGATGGTAATGCAGCAGATTGCTGAATCTACTGACCGTGTGCAGCTACATGTTGCTATGAAGCATTTGGTAGTCACAGGTAATGCTCTTATTTTTGACTCCAAGAAAAGCCTGAAAGTCTACCCACTTGATAGGTATGTTGTTGCTAAAGATGGTGAAGGTACTATTCAAGAAATCGTCACTAAAGAGATTGTCTCCCGTGAATTGTTACCAAAAAATTTTCAACCTCTAGACACAGACAAGGACGTGAACGCCGTAGGCGAAGACGGGCCTAAGTTTGGTGTGGCCTCTTCAATGAACAAAGGTCAAAGCGATGACGCTGTGGTTTACACCCACGTCAAGTTTGAGGATGGACAACATAAATGGTATCAAGAATGTGACGGTAAAATGATCCCCGGATCTCGTTCTTCTTCACCATTGAGAACAACGCCATGGCTCGCGATCACCTTCCAAAATTGTGATGGTGAAAGCTACGGAAGATCCAGAGTTGAAGAGTTCCTTGGAGATCTAACTAGCCTTGAAAAGTTAATGCAAGCTATGGTGGAAGGTAGTGCTGCTGCGGCTAAAATTGTATTTTTAGTATCACCATCATCTACAACTAAGCCTCAAAGTTTAGCTCGAGCGGCAAACGGTTCTATTATTCAAGGCCGACCAGATGATGTGGGCGTAGTGTCTGTGGGCAAAACCGCAGATTTCGGTACTGTTCAACAGATGATCCAAAACCTTACCCAAAGACTTGCTAAAGCATTTCTAGTAATGGATGGTTCTGTTCGTGATTCTGAGCGCACAACAGCGGCGGAAGTAAATGCCGTCGCACAGGAATTAAATGAACAATTGGGGGGAATTTATTCAGGCTTAACTGCAACTTTACTGCGTCCTTATCTTGCCCGTAAGTTACAAGCCCTACAGCGTCAAGAAGGTATCCCTAAACTTCCTAAGGGGTTAGTTTTACCTACTGTTGTAGCTGGCCTAAATGGTATTGGCCGTGGTCAAGATCGCCAAGCTTTAATGGAGTTTGTAACTACAGTTGCCCAAGGCTTAGGCCCGGAAGCATTGCTGCAATACATTGATGCCTCTGAATTTCTTCGCCGCCTAGCAGCAGCCAGCGGGATTGAATCCTTAGGGCTAGTGAAAACAGAAGAAGAGCTGAGCCAAGCCAATGAGCAGGCTCAACAACAGCAACAACAACAAACGCTATTGGAACAAGCTGGACAACTGTCTAAGTCTCCAATGGTTGAACAAATGATGAATCCAGATGGACAACAAAACCCAGGCAGCCAACAAACGCCGCCGAGCCCGAACGCCTAATGGTTCTTTCAAGGCTGACAACCCACAAGCACCCCACAACGAAGCATACGAAGCTATGCCTATTGATGAGTCTTTATCCACCAAAAACGTAAGTTATGGAGTTAAACAAAAGGTGTCAGGTACATCTAAACCTTCAGCCGGTAAGTATGGCAAAAAGGAAAAGATACGCCCCACCTTTGGCAACGTAACTTCCACTTCCTATTAATATGGCAAACCGCATAGCATTTGACCCCACTGAGGGTCCCACCCCCGAGCAACAGGCGGCAGAAACTGCAGCAATGGAGCAGGGAGAAAAACTAATTAAGGCTCAGGAAGAGGACCGCGATCGTCGCATGTCCCAGGTTGATTCTGAGCAGGAAGACGTTGCACTCATAGGGGGTAAGTTCAAGTCACAGGACGAGCTTCTAAAGGCCTACAACGAGCTTCAATCTAAGCTTGGTACACCAGAGCCCACCGAGAATGAAGGCGAGCCTGAGGACCCTACAGAATCCCCTCAAGAGGGAATGGAAGAGCCTGAGGAGATCAGCGAAAACGTTAAAACATTTACAGATATTGCCGCCCGTTTTGATGAGGCTGGTGGTCTGAATGAAGAGGATGTAGCTACGCTGACCTCTATGGATAGTAAGTCGTTAATCGAGACATACTTCAAATACCATGCAGTTCAGACAGCCAAGTTGGCTCAGGACCAAGTCACATCTGCACAGTTAAAAACTATTCGAGATTCAGTCGGTGGTGATGAAGCCTATGGTGAAATGATCCAATGGGCAAGTCAAAACCTCAGCTCTGATGAGGTGGACTCCTTTAACTCAGTAGCTAACTCCAACAACGCAGCAGCCCTGGGCTTTGCTGTGGAGGCTCTCAGCAATCGCTGGAAGTCTGTTGAGGGCTATGAGGCTCCCCTGGTCACAGGTAAAAAAGCCACGAGTACAGGCAAAGTCTTTCGTAGTCAAGCGGAGCTCGGTCGAGCAATTGCTGATCCCCGCTACTCAACAGATCCTGCATACCGTCAAGATGTGGAAGAGAAGCTGGCGCGATCTGGTGACCTTCTCTAATTCTCCGAAGTTCGTTCACCCAATTGGGCGCATTACTCCATCTCATGGAACGGGGAGATGGTCTTTTGGAGAATCCCATGACAAACGTAGAAGTACGTGCTGCCGTTAACACTCAGAAGGCCGCAGCAAAACAATCAAAGCTCACCTATCGCGGTGTTACTTACCTCAAAAAAGTGCCTACCCTGGGCAACTAATACAGGCACCTTCCGGTTGTAAAACCCGAGGGGACGGTTTAAGGAACCCGGTTTCGGAAGGCCGGGTGCCTATAGGGGGGTTTTATTCCCCCCTCTTTTCTCTACATATAGAATTATGGGATTTGGTAATCAT